ATCACAAACTGGTTCTACTGACCAAGATTATAATGTAGACATGACTTGTGGAGTACAAGCAGGTTGTACTCTATCAACAACGCAAGGTAATTAATGAAATATATACGAATACTATTTTGGCCTTTCATCATGTTAAAGAATATTCTTGACCCAAACTGGTGGGCAAACCATATTGGCGAAAAGTCTGGTGCATATGACAAGGCAAGAAAATCAAAAATAAGAACATGGGCAAATAATTTAGAAGGTTGGAAATATTGGGCATGGCAAATTGGTGTTGGTGGATTAATACTTTTTCTCTTTGAACTTTTACTAAATCAATTAGGTATGACTATGTTACCTTGGAGATAATGTGATTAAAAAAATACTAACTCACTGGACTACTGCTTTTGTAACATTATTTGTATTGACATATATTGGTTTACAAGACCCTTCAGGTAAAGAAATTTTAAGACTTAAATCATTTGACTATCTTTTAGCAAATGAAGAAAAGTCACCATCAAAAGATATTACAATCATAACAATAGATGAAGAAGCAATTGAGAAGTATGGTCAATGGCCTTGGCCTAGAAATGTAATCGCAGATTTAATTGTAGAGTTACGACAAGCAGAAACAGGTATTATAGTTATGCCTATATTGTTTAGTGAACAAGATAGATTTGGGCATGATGAATACTTTTGTGATGTGCTAGGATATGGCACAGTTATAGCACAGGTTGGTACAACACAAAAGAATACAAGTAATGCAGTACCAAGAGGTGTTGCAAAGATAGGTAATCCACTTGCATTTTTATATGAATGGCCAGGCATGGTAGGACCAGAATTATTTTTGTCTCAATGTGCTGATGGTGTAGGTGTTATCAATACAGCACCAGAGATTGATGGTGTTGTAAGACGAGTACCATTGTTGATGAAGATAGGTGAAAATGTTTATCCGAATATGGCAATCGAAACAATACGAGTTGCAGTAGGTGATCCTAGTTATCAAGTTAAGGCAGATAACTTCGGTGTAACTGCTATGAGAGTACCTGGTTATGCAACAATCAACACAGACGCAAATGCCAGAATATGGTTAAGATGGAACAAAGAGTTTAACACAATATCAGCTGCAAGTCAAGACTTTTCGGCAGCTGCAGGAACTACTGTAATTATTGCCTTGACAGCAGAGGGATTATCGAGTATAGTAGCAACACCTACTGGTGAGAAGTATGACTATGTAATAAGTGCTAATTCACTTCAAACAATACTAGATGGTGAAACGATTACAAGATTTGATAATTTAATTGAATTAATGCTTGCATTTTTTGTAGGATGTGTTATAGTATTAGTTTGTAGATTTACACCTTACTGGACTATTGCATTATTACTAGGTATAGGTACATTTGGTGGTCTTAATTATACAACAATAGCATTTGAAAGTCTAGTCTTATTTGATATTACATGGATATTATTGACAGTATTTGTAGTAGGATTTCATTCTACATTCCTAAGATTTATATTAGAGTTTAGACTTAAACAACAAATACGAAAACAATTTGAGAAGTATCTAGACCCTAGACAAGTAGCCATATTAGTCAAAGACCCAAGTAAACTAAAACTAGGTGGTGAAAGAAAAGAAATGAGTTTCTTATTTATGGACATTGTAGGGTTTACACCTATTTCAGAATACTATAAAAACAAAGATGATCCAGAAGGATTAGTTGATGTGATAAATGATTATTTAAATCGTATGAGTAAAATAGTATTAGACAATGGTGGCACGATAGACAAATATATGGGTGATTGTATCATGGCATTTTGGAATGCACCACTTGATTGTCCTAATCATGCAGAAATGGCAGTCAAAACTGCTATTGAGTGTGCTGAAGAAACAGACAAGATAAAAGCAGAATTTAAAGAAAAAGGACTACCTGATATTAACATTGGCTCAGGTGTCAATACTGGTACTTGTATCGTAGGTAATATGGGTAGTGAAATGAGACTAGATTATTCTGTCATAGGTGACGCTGTAAATCTGGCTGCAAGACTAGAAGCAACAACAAGAAACTATAAAGATGAGAATGGTAAAGTTACACCTCTGTTATATTCATCATTTACACATGAAAAGCTAGAAAATATACAATCAGTAGAAGTAGATAAAATAAAAGTTAAGGGTAAGGAAGAGTTAATTACCATCTATAAACCTATATAAATAGTAGTATGGCAACTGTATTCGATAAAATACTAGACACGACAACTGGTCCTAAATCATATGATTGGTACAGAAAAAAAGTACAATCAATGACAACGCCTGGTGCAAGAGGTCTAATTAATCAAGGAAAAGCAACTGTGGCACCTAAATATGGTATGATGAATCTTTTTGGTTATGACCCTAAATTTAAAGAGACATTACCATACTATGATAGATTTCCTTTGATATTTCCTATAGACTTTGCAAAAGGCGGATTCTATGGTATCAATTTTCACTATTTACAACCAGGTGCTAGAGTAAACTTTTTAAGACAGTTATCAAGATTTGCAAGTGATAAAAATTATGACAAAAAAACAAGATACAATATCGGTGAGTTATCAGGTAGATATTATAAGAAAACAATTAAACATTATTTGTATAGTCAAGTTAGGTCATCATTTTTAAACATAACAGCAGATGAAATGGCAATTGCAATATTTTTACCAGTCGCAAGATTTAAGAAAGGAAAACCTTACTAATGGCTATTTTTAGAGCAGGTAAACGAGTAGGTCCTTTTGATATAAGAGTAGGTTTTCCTAGAGACAAAAGTCTTGATAATGTTGATAGAGACCCTAGGTTAAGACAACACGCTAATACAGAAAACACTATTGGTCGTTTTAGAGCTGCGATGGCAAAAGCAGAAGGCTATGCTAGACCAGCAAGATTTGCTGTTAAGTTATTTTTACCATCTAATCTATCAAAATTAGCAAATTTAAAAGATATGAACAATATGGTTGATACAGACAGTAGAGGACAATTTTCAAATATGCAACCAAGTCCTGCTAATCCTGACCATGCTACTATGCAAGATTTGGCTTCACAAATGGGTACACAAATCAATATTCATTGTGATAGTGTATCAATGCCAGGTAAAGATTTAGTTACACAAAAGAAACAATTTGGCAACGAACCAGAAGTTGATATGGTTGTTGGTCATCAATATGCAGGCACAATAAATGCTTCTTTCTATGCAGACAAATATTTAAGAGAGAGACAAATTATAGAATTATGGATGAAAATGGCACACAATAACTTGACAAACGAAGCAAAATATTATGATGATTATGCAAAAACAAGCAAAATGCAAATCTTTCAATTAGGTTCATTAGATGGAGAAGGTGATAGAGATGTACCTACTTATGGTATAGAAGCAATAGAAGTTTATCCTCAAACATTAAGTGCTGTAGAATATAATTACGGTTCATCAAATCAGTTAGTAAGAATAAATGTAGGATTTGCATATAAACAATGGTACAATCTTACAACAGACCACCTTGCAGGAATGAACTTTGGTCAATCACGACAAACTGTTCATGATGTTAAAGGTGCAGACAGAGGATTATTCGGTAGATTACCTATCGAGTTACAAAGAGCAGGAAGAGAAGTATTTAATTCTGCTAAAAGACAGGTTCCAATAGGAAAACTGTTTAAGGGGAAAATATTCCCACCATTTACATAATTTTATATAATAAAGGAGATTAAATAATGGCATTACCAAAACTGAACACTCCAACATATGAGTTGGAAGTACCGAGTACAGACGAGAAGATAAAATATCGTCCGTTCTTGGTCAAAGAAGAAAAGATATTAATGATTGCAATGGAAAGCAAAGACAATGGACAAATTGTCAATGCAGTAAAAGACATTGTATCAGAATGTACTTTTAATAAATTAGACATAGCAAACTTACCTATGTTTGATGTAGAGTATATCTTTTTAAATATACGAGCTAAATCTGTTGGCGAGGTTTCTAAATTGAAACTGTTATGTCCTGATGATAAAAAAACTTATGCTGATGTTGAGGTTGATTTATCAGAGGTCAAAGTACAAGTTGATGGTGAACACACTAACAAAATTGAATTGACAGATAGTATGGGAATGATTATGACATATCCTACTATTGATTCATTTAATAAAACTGGCATAACAACTATTACTGCTACAAATATGTTAGATATAATAGGAAGTTGTGTTTTACAAATATACG